CGACATTCGCCAATATGTACTTCGCCGCATAAAGAATTCCCATGCGGTCATCTCGATCCGCTTCTGCTCTGACTGCTTCGGCAATAGCTAATACTTGTCGAACGGATTCTACCATTTTCCCTCTGGGCATTCCTCGGTTGCCATAACAGTCTTTATTTCCATGTTGCAACCGCAGACTTTGCACTCTCCAGCACCACTATACTTTTCAACATCGAAGTTAGGACAATCCGCGCAAATTCGTAGCCTCATTGCGATCTGCTTCTCGTCGCAACACGGCATTCCAGCCAACACAAATGCTGTTGCTGACCTCGCGAAATTAGATGCTTTTTGAAGAATGTTCATTCAAGAATTCAACTGCTTTCTTTGCGTCTTCTGCACATACATCTTTTGCATTAACTGCGTTGTCGCTAACGATTCCACGATCCTGTAAATCGTTCATCGTCTTAACTTCGTCACTCCAACTCTCCTCAATGTATTTTTGCAGGTCGTTCATTAATTAATTTACCTTCTTTTAATTCAGCTTTTAACTTCTTCGCAACTAGTTTTGCAATATCGTAAATAGCCACATCTGGATTCGTTGCTTGCAATTCATACTCGTAATTGCAAAACCCATCGCTAATGCGAATCGTCCATTTACCAGATTTCATTTAAACTATTTTTTAAAATGACCTAAATCTCTTGGATTGTTTATTTTTACCCCTGTTGGTGGTTTCCAGTAACGAACTTTTGCGCTGAATCCTTCATCTCCAATATTGAACCAGTTCTGGAAATGCCCGAAATCTCTAGGTTCAGTCACATTCTTGTTTTTCCCGCAGACATCGCACTTGCCATAATGCCATGTCGAAACGCTCTTCCTGCCCCTGCCGTGCTTCTTGCCACACTCCTCACACGCCCAGCTTGGATAGTCTTTGGTTTTCATTTTTGTTTAGTGAATGGAAAAGCATTGATTAAATCCATCTCAACCTCGCGAATTGCAAAATTGATCTTCCAAAGATGATTCCAGACCTCCTTGGTCTTAACCCAGTCAAATGCTTTCGACATTGCATCTTTGTGATCCGTTGCGAAGATGCACAATTCACCTTTAAAAATGTTATTCGGAGATTCGTATTTAACGATGTATGATTTCATTTTCCTCCACTCAATATAGAAAACATTTCAGATGCTATATTCCCATCTGATCCTTCTTCGCAGAATTTAGCTTTTGCCTTTCGGATGATTTCCCGCGCCTCGTCTCGCTCGCGTTCCAGCTTTTTTGCAAGCTCGATGCACAATTCCCATTGTTCTGTTGCGATTTTCAATTTTTGGTTAGCCTCGTCTAGTGTGTCACTCATAGTTTCTGCACTCATTAAACATTTTATCAATTGCCACCTTTAGTGTCTCCCATTCCTCTTTTTCAATTTGAATTGATCCTTCGCTATGCTCGCTACATTGCGATATCTTCAGGAACTCGCCTGCCGCTTCATCGATGATCTCGATCTCTGTCATGGAATCGTCAAATATTTGATAACCTTTACGGCACACTCCAATCTTTAGCGTTCGGATTTCGTGACTCATTTCTCTCCTCCTTTGTATTGATGCACATTGTAGCCATATGGAAGATTCGGATTCTGCCGCTCCCATCGCTCCAGACGCTCTTTGCCGTCTGCCTCTTCTCGTTCCTTCTTCTCTTGCCAGTAACCTTCAGGATCTTCGTGATAATCAGATTTCATAAGGCTTAATTTAAATTCCTAGTCTGCTTGTTCAGTCAATGAGATTTTATGTTTTAATCGCTCTCGGTACAGTTCGACATCCTGCCCTAACGCTTCTGCCCACCTCTCAAACTCCTCTCCTGCGAACCACTCCCTCGCCTGCTCTCTGTTCTTTTGTGTCTCTTCATTAACATATGAACTCTTATACTTCTTGACATTCAAGGCGTCTTCCCATGTCTGCTCGATCACTCGACACATGACGCTCCTCGTAAAGTAAAGCTCATTCAATTCTTGTTGCGTCATACAATTCAATCCCAATCAATCCTGCTACATCCAAGGTACTCTCGTCACTCGGATATGTTTCACCATACACTACCCTCTTGATGCCATAAGACGCAATCGTCTTCAGACAATTGTTGCATGGCAATGTCGTACTCGCTATCAACCATCCCTCATCTGGCTTGACATACCTCAATGCATTTGCCTCGGCATGGACAACGAACATCCTGCGTCTCTCCCGACACTCCCAGTCCTCCTCCACGCCTGATGGAAAGCCGTTGAATCCCACTCCTGCAACAGTCTTGTCATGCCTTAACACAACAGCACCTACCTGCCTCCATGGGTCTTTGCTCTTCATCGCCGCCACCTTCGCCAACTCCAATGCGTAGCGTTCCCAAGTCATCAAAGTAAATCAGGTAATTTCCTACTATCTTTCTGCGCTACGATGTACTCGATTACACGCTCCAGCGTCTCGATGTCGCACTCCTTAAACACTCCGTACTGGTTGTTCATGCCATTTGCTAGTTCCTCGATCACATCATCGATGACCAGCAATGCATCGACCCCAGCTAATGCACATCGATGTTCCTGCTCCTCCTCTGGCAAATCGAATTCTAGTATTGCTCTCATTGTTTATCCCTCCGTTCGATTGCCGCTTCGTTGCTGTACCTCTCGCCATACCGCTTCTCCAGCTTCTGCCTGTTGATCTCTACAACCTCGTCTAACCTGACGCCGCGATGGTTCAGCACACCCTGAATGTAAAACAATAAGTCACCACACTCCTCGATGACATTTTCCCAATCGAGAGGCTTGCCATAGATTGCCGTCTTCTTGATTGCGTCTAGCAGTTCGCCTGCTTCGCCTGACACTCCCATTGCCATGTGTACTAGGTGTGCCTGCTCTGGTGACAACTCTGCTGTGATCTGCTCGCCTGATTTGCACAGGCGAGAAACGAATTCGTGATATGGATAGTTCATGGATATTGTTTTGTTAATGCTTCGATGCCGTTGCCCTCGGCATACCACCCTTTGCCTTCATAGACATCAAGGATGTCCTGAAAATACTTTTCATAGATTGGCATGACGCAGTCGATACTGAAGTTGTTTGCGAACAGCCTGCAATCCTCCGATCTGATCTTGCCTTGCTGGATAGCCTGTACCGCATCCACGAAGTCACCCATCGTCCTGCATCGATATCCTGTGATGCCATGCAGATTGTTCTCTGCGAAACTGCCCCAGTCGGTGGTAATAGTCGGTGTACCAGAGAACAGGTTCTCGACCTGCACCCCACCGAATGGCTCGACATACTGTGATGGCACAAACGATGCCCTAGCTTTCGACATGAGTTGCTTCCGCTTCTCTGTGTCGGCATATCCGACATACTCGACATGAGCCGGGAGTTTGTAGCCTTCCTCCTTCTGCCCCGCCACAACTAGGCGCACTCCTGCCTTCTCTGCCGCCTGAAAAGCTACATCGCACCCTTTGCCGCTATAGACCCTGCCAAGGTATAGGAAGTAATCTTCCTTCTCGTCATTGCCTCGGTAAACGAAATCTTCAGGATCGAAATAGTTCGGGATCACCACCTCGTACCAGTCCTGCCTGCAATTGCCGACAGACTGCATTCCACAATAGGCATGATAGATGGCATAGGATTCAAAGACCTTCCATCGCGCCCAATGTCCACCAGCATAGCCGATCCCCGGCTCGACACAGATTAGGTCAGGATGGGCATCGCAGACAGGTCTTACTCCTGATCCCCAGAACGGCAGAATGAAGTCATGCTTCTGCTTCCGCTTTCCTACCTCGGCAATGGCATTGCGATAGAAGGTCTGGTACGCATGGTCATTGACATCGAACTTGAAGAAGGTCTTGCGCCAGTCATGCGATCCGTACGCCTTGGCTAGATCGTCATTGCCGACAACAGAGATGTGTTCTGCACACTCTAGCTGGCTATCTTCATGCCCGTAGTGAAGCACTTCATGGCCCCTGCGGGTCATGCCTTGCGCGAACTTCAGTACTTTTTGTGTGTATGCACAGGCTACATATTCTTTCGATGTTACTGTGTGGGGCAATCCGAGGATGTGGAATCTCATTGTTTTTGTGTTGTTTGCATAAATGCTGTTCGATTATCAACTACTGCTGTTATGGGAAGTTATAGCCTATTTCCGCTTGATAACTCCATGGTATTTATCGATATACGCCTGAATCTTGCTCATGTCATTTTCAGCCTGTTTGATCCCACTAGGCGTATAATCGTATGTATGCTGGTAGTCTGGGAGCGGTTCCTTGCGTTGCAGGCGAGGCCCAACAGGACAACCATCGTAGCAGATGGTGATGCGGAGTTGTAATTCAGGCTTCACTCTTCGATGGCAGTTCTTTCGTTGGATTCAAGTTGTACTCGTTCAGGAGCGCGAGAAGGTAGCTGGAAAGCGAGTGTGAGCGGTTGTGCTGTGTCGATCTCGATCTTGTCTCCGTACTTCTTCGGAGCCATTTTGGATGCGGCCCATTTGAGAGCATCTACGCGCAGTCGTCCTATGCCAGCATCGTGTGAAGAGTAAGACTCATCTACTATAAGTTCTGCGTAGTAATCGGCTTGCTCTGCTCTAGCTTTTGTGTACTGGTTGCGAAAGTTTTCATTATCGGCATTCCATCGATATATTGTAGACCTGTCTGGCAGGTGTGGGGAGGAAGCGATGATGGTGCGGAGGGTTTCGCCATGAGCGAGTCTTGAGCAAATTTCGTCAGCTAATTCTTGTGAATAGCTGGAAGGTCTGCCCATTTTTGGTTCAGATTTTTCTTCAGATTTTTGTTCTGGAATTTCTGGTGAATCGCTCATTGAGGTCTGATGATTTTTGCTCGTTCGATTAGAAGATCGAGGATTTGTGTTTCGGCGTAGAGACGCTCTTTTGGTTCTGTGATTTTGTGGAGTGAGTCTCGTAAGAAATCGATTTTGTTTTGTAGTGATTCTAGGACTAAATTTTTTTCTAAAAAAGTTTCGGAATTTGCTTGACTCATAATTTTGGTGGTGTGTATAATTAGCTCGCTTTGCTCGCGGGGCTAGTGTTTATGGGGTTGTGCGGGTGGGTGGTGTGAGTGGTTGGTATGTGATTTGGATGATAGTTTTCTCGTCTTTTTTGTATTTACACTTTTGTTGTGAGTAGTGGGCGATGATGGATGCTGGATCGTCATCAGGGATGATACCAAGGTATCGTAGTTGGTCGGTGAGAGGTTTTGTTCCGCCCACGAAGTTATCAAAGTCTTGGAGTTTTGTGGCAACTCTTTCAATGCGGAGAGCAACGCGGTTTTTGCGTTTTGTTTGTGTTTGTGAAGGTTTGACCAATGGCTGGATAGGATCGTGTTGAGGGATGGTGTTAGATAGCCGTGGAGATGGAGGGTTAGGGTAGTACTGCCCGTCTGGGTGGAGGTGGTATCCGAGTTTTGAGAGTTGCTCATGTGTCCAATTCATGTTGGAGGGTGTGACCTGCTTTTATGCGGTTACAGGTCGGGTGCTTTATGATGACCAGCGAACGCAGTCGCCGCCGCAATACCCAAGGTTGTTAATTAAAAGTAAACCCTTTCAAATATATCATCTGAAAAGCGGAATTCTTTTGGTTCTCCTTTGCCACTTAATTCGTTTGGTTCAATAATGCCATTTTTCACATCTGTCTCTATATGGAAGCGTGTTGGCATAAGGTAAATCTTTGCATCAGTAGGGTCGCCTTCGGAATCTAACTGATCGAAAAGATCGACTTCATTATCTGCTGTTAGAACTGAAATTGTTCCGTTTGGCCATTGGGTAAGATATACTCTCATAGGTCAGAATGGAATTTCATCTCCGTCTTGATCGTGAGTCTTTGTGGTAGTGCCTCGTTTTGGCAGTTCCTTGGCGATCTTGTCGCTATTGGCGAGTGATTCGTCTTTCGACTTGCCTGTGGCGATGCCGTGGATGCTGTTGAGGTATTTCGCCTTGATTTGGGTCTTGCCGTTGTACTCCTCTTCTTCGGCAACGACGATGCATTCCTTGCCAGCAAATGGAATGTTAGTCCATGTCCACTTGTCACCGAATGCGTCAGCAAGTGCCGCCTCTGTGTTCTGGTAGGCTTTCTCTGTGAGGTAGCCCAGCCATACGATGCGTTTGCCTGCGTGTTCACCATCGCTGACCTCGCACGGGATTTTGATGTATCGTGAGCCTTTAGCAGTCTCATCGAACCACCCGTACTGGGGAGCAACAACTTTGCAACGGAATTCGCCTGTTGCGTCGAGTTTTGTGAATGATGACATAATTAAGCGATACCTTCAGGTTGGATTGCAGGTTGAACTTCTGGTTCATCAGCATGGGTTGGATACCTGCTTGCCTCGATCTCGGCCTTGATTGCCTCGATTCGTGAGCCGATTGTGTTTGCCCAGTTGACTGCGAGTTCATGTGGAAGCATGACTTCGATGCTGTGTCCTGTGGGCTTTGTGTGCTTCTTCTTGGTCACCGCAGAGATGACCAACTTTGTTGGTTTTGTGTGTTTGCTCATAATCTATTTATTTATAAATCTCGTAATACGCAAAAGGCAATACATTTTTCAGATGCCGATGCGAATACAATCGATATAGGATTGAATGGCATCCCGTCAACTAAATCTTCTCCGAATATTATTTTAGTTAAGAGAGCAGTATAAATTTGCTCCTCGTCCTCGCGGAAGTCATCGTAAAATTCTTGACACAGGTTGAGGTCAGTCATGTAGCTCGGAACTCCGATAGATACTTGATCTGCGCGTGTCCAGACATTTTTTTTGTATTCAAATTTCCATCCAAGTTCGGCGGCAATTTCACCATTAATTAATTGGATGAATGCTTCGTGAACTTCGGATGTTGCATCGTCAGTTGGAGCGGCATCCCAGATCGATTTAAGCATAATATTTGGTAATTATTTTTGATTTATATTCTTTATTTTTGTAGCTGAAAGTCACCACATCTTCCCCGTGGATGTTCTCTTCGATGTTCAGGAATTCTGTTTGATCCAGATGAATCCAGTTACCTTCTCCAATGTGAACCATAGGTATTGGTTTAGGGTCAATGATGTCATCATCAAATTCGTTGCTCATAATTTAATTATAGTTGAGAAGTCTTTAATGCGGCGAAGAATTGGTTGGCGTCGATCTTCAGAGAGCATTGCGCCAAGCTGAATCGAGGTTGCGTTTGTTGTAATGATGGTCGGCTTGAGATTGGTGGTGCGATGTTCTAAAACATCGTAAAGTTCAGTCTCTCCTCGCTCGGTCATCTTCTGCTTTCCGAGGTCATCTAGAAGCAGGATCGATGTGCGGCGGCATCGTTCCATTGCTTCTGTTGCAAATCCCTTTTCCTCGGCATTGCTGTTCCATTGATCGGCGGCATACTTTGCAAATTGAGTCGATGTCAGTCCGTAAATCGATCTGCCTTCGTGCGCCATGCGCTTCAAGATATGCCATCCTGCACGGGTCTTGCCAGTTCCGGGGCGTCCTTCCATGAACACTCCCGTCGGCCCAAACTGCCAATTTGTGGCAATTGCGTTTAAATCCCCGTGGATGCGTTTTAAATCGCTTTCCCTATACAAGGGCGGGCAGACACTATCAAAAGCGTTTCTAGCCCTATCCTCGCGCAATTGCTGGGCATCCTTGGTTTGCTGTTCCATGAGTTTTTGCTCGCAGTCATTGCAAAGAACTTTTGCCTGAAGTGATCGACCGAATACTGCAATGATCGGGATTTCAAGCACTTCAAAGCAATTGTCACCAGCACAAGGTCGGAGTTCAGTTTCCATAGTTTTACCAAGTAAAGTCATAGTCTTCATTGCGTAACGCAGGTTTCGGAGGTTCTGGAGCGAGTTCAGTCTGGCATCGATTGAGCCAACTGATAATGAATTTGCGGGTCTTGCGCCTGCCGGGGTGGAGCGCAAGCCATGCGTCCATTTTGCGAAGCTCCTCGTCAACATCGATTGTCGGGTAATGCCTTTTGATGTCAGCGATCCATGCCTCGTCCACAGGTTTCGTTTCACGCTTTGGTTTATCCGATGGCAATGCCATGGCATCTTCGCCTTCCGCCCCTTCCGCCTTGGAAGGGGT